AAAAAAAGGCAAGCTTTCAGCAGCTTACTGGGCAAACCGTGTCAAATGGTCACCTAGCAAAACTAAGTCACCCTCCAAAAAATGGAAGAAAGGGTCATAAGTGGGATTTAAATTAAGCGTTGGCTTAGGCGTTGCTTTGGTGCTTGTATCTGGTGCTTTCAAAATGTATTACGATAAATCACAAGCTGAATTGGACTCGTTTCATATAAGGTTAGAGCAGTCAATTCAGAATCAAAAAACTCTTGAAGGAACCATTGAGAAACAAAATCAAAACTTAGAACAAACTGTTCAAAATCACAAACTCATGGTTGCCCAAGTCGAGCGATTGCAAAAAGAAAACATGGTTGCTCAAAACGAGGTCACTGATATCAGAAAAAAGTTTTCAAAGCATTCTATCGATGTGCTGTCAATCAGGAAGCCTCAGCTAATCCAAAATATTATCAATCGCGGCACGAAAACAGTGCTGAATGACCTGAAGCAGATAACAGATGAAAAACAATTTGATAAAGATTTTATTATTTCTAACACTGCTTCTGGCTAGTGGGTGCTCTGTACTAGGGTCTAAAAGAGACATACCAGAGGTCAAACCTGTTGAAGTGGTGACCATAGAAAAACAAGCCCCTATCTATCACCCTCCTTTACCAAACCAAATCGATCCTGTGCCAGTCGAGTGGACTGTCTTGACACCCTCACTCATGCAAGAGTATTTAGATGATCTTGAGCAAGGTAATGCTCCAACAAACGCATGGTATTCTTTAACAGCAAAAGGTTACGAGAATCTTTCTACGAACATGGCTGAAGTCAAAAGATATTTGAGGCAAGTCATAAACATTTTAAAGTATTATCGTGATCTTGATCAGTCAGAGGACAAACAAGATGAATGACGATTTGAAAACATCCCAAGAAGGGATTTCCCTAATTAAATCATTTGAAGGATGCGAGTTAAGCGCATATAGGTGCAGTGCTAACGTTCCAACGATAGGCTACGGCCATACTGCTGGAGTTTCTGATGGCGATACTTGCACGTTAGAAGAAGCAGAAGAAATGCTTTCAGATGATTTGGTTGAATTTGAAAACTATGTAAAAAAATATGTTGAAACAGATTTAGAGCAAAATCAATTCGATTCTCTAGTGGCGTGGGTCTACAATCTTGGCCCAAAAAACCTATCTGAGTCTACGCTGCTCAAGGAACTGAACGCTGGAAATCTGGAAGAAGTTCCCAGACAAATGAAGCGTTGGAATCGTGCTGGTGGACAAGTTCTTGATGGATTAATTAGAAGGCGAGAGGCTGAGTCAAGACTTTTCAAAGGAGAAGCTTGGGAGAACGTTTAGTTGTCTGAACTAAACTTCAAAGACTTTGACATACTGTCTCAGCAAGATAAGGCAGAAGCTGTTGCCTTGCTCAATCGTTATGATCAGCTTGAGAAACAGGATTCTTGTAGAAAAGACTTTATTAGCTATGTCAAACATTTGTGGCCTGATTTTATTGAAGGAAGGCATCACAAAATTATTGGCGAAAAATTCAACAAGATAGCTGAAGGGAAGCTTAAAAGACTTATTGTATGTCTGCCTCCAAGACATTCTAAATCAGAATTTGCCAGCACCTACTTTCCATCTTGGATGATGGGGCTGAGAGGAAACCTCAAGATAATCCAAACAACTCACACAGCAGAACTGGCTGTTAGGTTTGGCAGAAGGGTCAGGAACATAATCGACTCAGAAGACTACAACGTCATTTTCCCTGACCTTAAACTTCAAGCTGATAACAAATCAGCAGGACGTTGGACAAGCAATCAAGAAGGAGAGTTCTTTGCTGCTGGTGTGGGTGGTGCGATCACTGGGCGAGGCGCAGATTTGTTAATCATTGACGATCCGCATTCAGAGCAAGATGCTATGTCACCCACTGCAATGGAATCAGCATACGAGTGGTATACGTCAGGGCCAAGGCAGCGTTTACAGCCCGGTGGGATTATTATAATTGTTATGACCAGATGGAGCACAAAAGATCTGGTTGGCAAGGTGTTAAAAAAACAAGGAGATGAACACGCAGATCAATGGGAGGTAGTAGAATTCCCTGCAATCATGCCTGAATCAGAAACCCCTCTTTGGCCTGAATTCTGGAAAAAAGAAGAACTGCTTTCAGTAAAAGCCTCTCTTCCCATAAACAAATGGAACAGCCAGTGGCTGCAAAATCCAACAGCAGAGGCTGGCTCTATTGTAAAAAGAGAGTGGTGGAATAGGTGGGAGCCTGAAGACGTTCCTGCTTACTCGTATGTCATTCAATCTTACGACACAGCTTTTAGCAAAAAAGAAACTGCTGATTACTCTGCAATCACCACATGGGCTATCTTTAACCCAGAAGAAGGCGGCGCAGACCAGATTATTCTTCTTGACGCAAAACGTTTGAGGGTGGATTTTCCAGAACTTAAAAAAGTTGCCTACGAAGAATACAGATATTGGGAACCTGATTGCGTGTTGATAGAAGCTAAGGCTAGTGGTACACCTTTAACTCAAGAGTTAAGAAGAATGGGAATACCTGTTACTGCTTACTCTCCAAGCAGGGGTCAAGACAAGATAGCAAGGATGAACAGTGTTGCTCCTATCTTCGAGTCAGGAATGGTCTGGGCTACTGACGATACCTTTGCTGAAGAAGTCATCGAAGAATGCGCTGCTTTTCCTTATGGAGACAATGATGACTATGTGGACAGTATGACAATGGCATTAATGCGATTCAGGCAGGGAGGCTTTGTTGCACTTGATGAAGATTATCCAGATGAGGTGAATTTTCTGCCTAAAAAGCGTATGGTTTACTACTAATCGATTTGTTGAGAATTTGCTATGGCTGTTGAAAGAGTAGGTGGAACTCCAGAAACTCCAGAAGTCAGGGAGATGGGATCTTCTGTTAGCGTATTTCCAGAACAAACACGCCAGCAACAAATACAAAACGCTGCTGAAATTCTTGTCAGTGATGACAGCCTTTTGATTGACGAAGAAATAGCACAAACGCCAGAAGAAGAACAAATCCCATTCGATAGTAATTTGGTTGACTTTATTGGTGAGTCAGAACTTAACGCATTGTCATCTGATATTTTGTCTTCAATTGAACAAGACAAAAACAGCAGATCTGAGTGGGAAAAAACTTACACAGATGGATTGAAATATCTTGGCATGAAGTTCGATGAGTCCAGATCTCAACCATTTGAAGGATCGAGTGGTGTAATACATCCAATACTTGCAGAGGCAGTTACTCAGTTTCAAGCGCAAGCTTACAAAGAAATGCTTCCAGCAAAAGGCCCAGTCAAAACGCAAGTGTTAGGAGCGAGGACTCCAGATTCAGAGAATCAGGCAGAGCGTGTACAAGAGTTCATGAATTTTTACATCATGAACATCATGTCTGAGTACGATCCTGAACTCGACATGTTGCTATTTTATTTACCCTTGGCAGGAAGCGCGTTTAAAAAAATATATTTCGATACTGTATTGAACAAAGCAGTTTCTAAGTTTATCGCTCCTGAAGATTTAATCGTGCCTTATGAGGCTGCTGATTTAAGCAGCGCAGAGCGTGTCACTCATGCGATATCCATGTCACGAAATGAAATCAAGAAACAACAGCTTTCTGGGTTTTACGCAAATGTAGACATAAAAGAAGGATCGTATTCTGCTGACTCTTCTGATGTAACAGAAGCAATCGATGAAATAGAAGGCACTCATGCAAGTTATGCAGAAGACAGGGATCATGTTGTTTATGAAGTGCATACAATTCTGGATCTGGAAGGTTTTGAAGACATGGGGGAGGATGGATCTCCTACAGGGCTAAAGCTTCCTTACATCGTAACCATTGATGAAAACTCTCAAAGAGTGCTTTCAATCAGACGTAATTTCAATCCAAACGATCCTTACAAAAACAAAGTAAATTTCTTTGTGCAATACAAGTTTTTGCCGGGTCTAGGATTCTACGGCCTTGGCCTTTCTCACATGATTGGTGGTTTATCTAAGGCTTCCACTTCAATCTTACGGCAGTTGATTGACGCAGGAACACTTGCAAACCTCCCTGCTGGGTTCAAAGCTAGAGGCATGAGAATCAGGGACGAAGACGAACCTTTGTCCCCCGGCGAATTTAGAGACATTGATACAACTGGTGGTTCTTTAAGAGAAAACTTAATACCTTTGCCAATCAAAGAGCCAAGCAACGTCTTAATGCAATTGCTTGGGTTATTGGTAGATTCTGGTAAGCGTTTTGCTGCGATTGCAGATATGAACGTGGGCGATATGAATACAGCGATGCCAGTTGGAACAACTGTTGCCTTGCTCGAAAGAGGAACAAAAGTGATGAGCGCAATCCACAAAAGATTGCATTATTCACAACGTTTAGAGTTCCAATTGTTAGCACAAGTATTTAACGAATACTTGCCCCCAGAATATCCTTACGAAACTGGCAGTGGTCAGGCAAGCATTAAAGCGACTGACTTTGATGGCAGGATCGATGTC